GTGCTGGAGATGCTGACGGAGGAGCGCAAGAACCAGCGCCGCGTATCGGTCTTGCAGCGCCTGCACCAGCGTTACAACACACTGCGGGTCAGCCGCGAACGGATCGAATTACTACAGGAGGCAAAGCAACCATGAATATACGAGACATCTTTAAAGTGATCACGCCAGCCCAGGCTATCGCAGCCGAACTGGCCGAGGCCGAACACGCCCTGCTGCGCGCTGAGACAGGCGTCGAGTACGCCCAAGCGCTGGTGACCTACAACAAGAATCGCGTCAAGCGCCTGAAGGCGTATCAGACGCCTGTTGAGGAGAAAGCATGATTGAGCTATCCCCAATTAGAGACGGTGGCGGGCGAGCGTTTCCTGGTCCTGCCACGAACTTGACTTTTGCTTCACCTGGCATGACCCTGCGCGATTACTTTGCGGCCAAAGCGATGCAGGCAATGTTGTCAGACCCCGACTGGCGGCAAGACATGGATTTTGTAGACACTGCCGCTGCCGCATACAAACAGTCAGACGCAATGTTGAAAGCGAGGGCAGCATGACGCGCCGCTACTGCGACACGGGCCGCATTGACTGCCCGCACTTGCCCGAGTGCATTTGGGACTGCGCCTACGACACCGCTGTGATGGAGCGCCGCAAAGTTAAGCCGTATCCGGCGATACCTGATGACATCGAGCCTGTGCCGGATACATGGCACACGGTTGGCACGGTAATGCTGACCGCAATCATGGGAGCGCTGGCCGTGGTCTGCGTCCTGATTTTCTTTACTGGCTTTTGGATTTGGAGTTTGCTGATATGACAACAGAAATTATTCAACGCGCAGGATGCACCTCTAGGGTGTTGGCGGGGCAGGGCTACTACCGTAAGGGTGAGACGCTGTGCCAACTTGAAGACACGGGCAATGGCTACATCGCCAAGTTCCCGTCCAACAGGGCAACGCATCAGGACTACTACGTCTGCCTCGACTACGCGCAAGCCTATGACCTGATCTTGGCGCTGTCTGCATTCAAGAAAGAACTGGGGTTTGAAGAATGAACACATACGACACAGGAAGTCTCAAGATACGTACCCCAGCCCCTTCCATTGGCGGCTACCGCATGGGTGATGAAGAAAACGGTGGGTGGATTCTTTTCAGCCTGCCAAAGAAGCCATGCTGGGCGCACCGCATGGGTGTGCGTCTGGTGCTTGGATGGAAGTGGGTGGACGCATGAAAACAATCATTGAGATGGCGCGTGAGGCTGGCGCAGTGACAACCAGCCAGTTTACTGATGTAGGCGTTGAACTCTTTGCCGCCCTTGTCCGTGCTGATGAGCGTGAGGCGTGTGCGGCGCAACTGGACTTCAACGCGCAAGCCGCATCAAATGGTGGTGACGAGTACATAGCGGCATTGCTTTGGCAAGAGGCTGAAGAACTCCGAGCAAGGGGGAACACATGAAAGAAGCACTGACGCTGGCGCTTGAGACTTTGGAAAGCAGCCGAGTATTTGTGATGAGCCGCGAAATGATTAAGCAGCCAGAAGGCGCGGATTGGTATGACAACCGCATCACCGCCATCAAAGAAGCCTTGGCACAGCCAGAGCGCGATCCTTGGCGCGAAGCTGTGGCGCAGCCAAAGATCGATCCTTGGCGCGAAGCTGTGGCACAGCCAGAGGAGCGCAACTTCTGCCCCCGCTGCGGCAAACGCACTGCTGACATTCACACATGCACGCCACCACAATGACTCACACCATCAACTCGACCAACACGGTAGCCGTGGCGACCGACACCTACTGGCTGCCCATCGACAAAGACACGCCGCGCAGCGTTAAGCTGCAATTGCTGTCCATCGGCGGCGTGGCCCAGTACGGCGTGCTGCAATCCGACACATCCTTCTACACTCACTGGTGCCCCGTACCGAAGAAACCAAAATGACCAACGCATTCAACTGGAAACAGTACACCGACGAGGAGCGCGTCAAGCGCGGCGAAACGCTCAACGCCAACAACACGGCCCTCAAGCGCAGCCTGGCGTCATCCAAGGCCGTCGAGCGCATCCGCGAGGACACGCCCAACTATGGCACCTTAGAGATCAGTGGCAAGACCGCCGCTTTGCTGAAGCAGAAGCCGAAACAATTTAAAATACACAAGCAATGAAGTGCCCAGAATGCAACGCTTGGACTGAACTACTTGAGACGCGCAAGCGCACAGCGGGCGCGTACCGGCGCTACGAGTGCGCGAACTTGCACAGGTTTACGACCATCGACGACGCGGTGGTTCGTGTGGATAAACAAAAATTAGGGGCCGGACGGCCATCAACGAATGTCAAACTTTAAGACTTGGACCCAAGAGAATTTGGCCCAGTTCGCGCAAGAGGCGAACGACAAGATGGTCGAGCAGAACGAGCGCATCGAACAGTTGCAGCGCGATGTGAAGGACGCGATAGAAGCCTACCGCGCCTTGTTACGCAAAGGGGCGCGTGCCTGACTTGTCGATCACGAGCGCCTGACGGCGCGGCGTGTCGCTGATGCTGATGTGCGTCCATGCGTCGAACTCGCGGATGATCTGGTCAAACGGCAGGCTGGAGCCCACCAGAGTCCTCACCACGGCGTCCGGCGTCATGCCTGGGACCCTGATGTCAGCCGCGCAGCCCGTGCGGTGCTGGCTGGTGTCCTTGCTGCCCACGCTGTCGTTGACTTGTTTACTGCGAAACGCTGAGTTGATCATGATGGGCTTACCATCAAGGTAGGTCTTGACCTTCTCCAAGAACTCCGCCAGCTTGACCAGGTTCGCCATTTCGGCGTCGTTGGGTGTGTTGTCGAACTGACGATGGCTGGTCGCGGTCAGTTCTTCAAGGCTGAAATGTTCGGTCAGCTTCATTTTTTGCTTTTCATTGCAATGATGTTCTCAAGGGTCTTGCCGCCAAAGTACGCGGACATGATGAGCATCCCCCACTGGCCCAGCAGGTTGACGTAGCTTTCCTTGGCGTCATACCCAAAGGCGCTCATGAAGGCGAACAGGAAGTAGCCCACAAAGATTGCCACCAGCGACAACGGGCGAATGTTCTTGTTCAACCAGCCGTCCGTGGCGTTGTCTGAAGTCCAACGGTCGGTGACATTACTCTGCTCGGTCTTGTAGACCTCGGTGTCGTTCGCCATCTTGGCGAGTTCGCCGTCCTGCGCCATCTGCGCCAGTTCAAGCTGGGCCTTGGCCTTGGCCTCTGGGTCTGGAATGAGCTTATCGATGAGCTTGCCACCGACTTCAAAGAGTGCTGTGAGGGGGAACATAGTCAACCTTTCTGAAAACCACAATTGGGACTGCACTGTTGCAAGGCTTCATACACAAACCAGCCTGTTGCGCCAAGGACCGTGCATGTCACCAGAAGAATGAGCAGGATAGTGATGATCTCGTCCACTTCCTCTTGGCGCTTCTTCTCGGCGGCTTTTTCCCTGCGGGCTTCATGGGCCGCTTCGACATCCATTGCTGCTGCTCTGGACTTGATTTTATTCCAGACATCGATCTTGCCCGACTGCATAAACAAGAGCTGCAGCTCGTCCTCGAACCGCTTGGCCTGATCCAGCGCCATCTCAATCTGGATGGCGGTGCCCATTGAGGACTTGGACTTCTTGGCTTGGACGACAGCTTTGCTTGCCGTTGACTTGGCGTCGAAGTACTTGCCCAGCACAGGGCCAAGCGACGACACATCATCGACGGTCTTGCTGACCTTCTTGATCAGCGCAACCGCTGCCTGTATGCCTGCCAGCGCCGTTAGCGGATCGATCACTGTTTTCTTTCACGCCACTCAAGGCACCAGACGGTTTTTCGGTCTTGCGTCCACGTCCAGCGCACGCATTCTTTTTTACTTGACTTTGAGATGGTCCCAGAAGGTAGCCACAGCAGCGACCAGACCACCAAGCCACAGCAGAGGCTTTGCCGCCTTGGCAAGCCACTCCAAGACGGTAAACGCGCCCTGGGCAGCCTCAAACGCTTTAACCACATCCTTGGTGCTGTCAGCAATGGCGTCCACCTTCATCTCAACAGCCACCAATCTGTCGTAGATTTCTCGGTGGGTCACATCG